ACAGGCGGTTTTTTTCAATCCAGCAAATCAGCAAGTTCCCCAATATCAGGGTTATAGTACACGTTCAGCAATATGCGTAAATCCTTATGACCGCTGATTTTTGCCAGTTGCATAGGTTCGACTTTCGCCGCCATGCGCGTCAGTGCCTTGTGTCGCGTATCGTGAAAATGGAAGGCCTCAGCCCCATCAACCTTTGCCCTTGCACGCCTGAACATCACATCCAGCGTGTGAGAGCTTACATCAAACACAGACCCACTCTCAGACCGTGGTAGTCTATCCAATATTGCCATAGCCTTTTTAGACAGCGGCACGTCTCGACTACTACCGTTTTTTGTCATTGGCAAATGCACCACACGCCTACTCAAATGCACATCACGCCACATCATATTACAGATTTCCCCGGCACGCATGGCCGTCTCAATCGCAAACAAGACAACCAGTCCGATACGTTGCTTAGTAGTAATTATCGGCACGCCGTCCGCAACGCCAAGTTCACGCACAACGGCCAAGACAATATCGTCAGACGGTATGTAGTTCCGCGCCTTTCCCTTGCTTGGACGTCTGATTTGCAGCAGTGGATTAGATGGCAAAACCCCCCATTCCTTTACCGCCATTTGGCATACAGCAGAAAGGGTTTCCAGTTCGCGTCTTACTGTTGCGTCCTGCACTTCTTTTTTCCGATTATCTCGCCACTGGGCAAAATGATACGGGCGCAGGTCGCTGACCTTAATATCAGCCAGCTCAGACCGTAGCGCACGGTTCAGCCGGTACGTTTCCGCCCTGCTACCTCGCTTCCCCGGAGTGATTTCATCGCGGTATCGTTTCAGCAAATCGGCAAAATAAAGGCTTTTAGGCGCATTGCCCTGAACGCCGTCTAAAATTGCCGCCTCAGTCCGCGCCGCCCATGCGACAGCATCGGATTTTAAAGTAAATGTTTCAGACTTGGTAACACCTTTTAGGCGCACCTTGACACGGTATTTGCCGTTCCGTTTTTCGATTGTTGCCATCGGTATCAAACTGGGACAATTTAGGGACACGGTATTATATGCCATAATAAACCATAACCAATTCTAATCAACAATAACTAACCTATATCATTCTGTTTTATTTACAAAATATATTTAAACTGACGCTAATCAATCATAATAAATTATCTGTTTAATCGCACTCCGTCCGCACCAACATACAAAAACGCTTAGAAATTCTA